TAAAGGATAAAAAATGGAATTTAAAACAAATTTTGTAGTATTTGATACTGAGACTTCAGGTTTATCAAGTGAAAAGCATGGTCTAATGGAGATAGCTATGATAGCTTTTAACTCTAAATTAGAACAAATAGGGACTTATGATTCATTAATAAAGCCCTATGGTAATTATGAAGTAAATCCATTTGCATTAGAACATAATGGATTGACTATGGATCAGATTGAAAAATCTGGTAAAGATTCTAAAATAGTGGCAAAGGAGATTTCAGATTTTTTTACTAAGGTAAAAGTTCCAGGTAGAGGTGGAAAACCAATTGTATGTGGTCATAATGTTGATAAGTTTGATATTCCCTTTCTTGATACTTTTATGGATTTTAATAAGAAGGATTTAAGTAAACTTATTAATATTGATTTTACTATTGATACAATGTGGTGGGCTAGAATCATGTGGCAGGAGTCTGAGAATTATAAGTTAGGTACTTCATGTAGAAATGCAGGTATAGAGCTTATAGATGCTCACAGGGCCATGAATGATACTAAAGTGACTGCTGAATTGGTAAAGTTTTTCTTAAAGAATTTACGTGGTATTGGTAATGTTGGTCAAGAAGTTAAATCTGAAGATAAAGGTTCTCCTAGAGAGAAACATAATTTTGATTATTAATGGCATATGGTATAGAGTCAAAAAACATATCTTTTGAGGGGTGGGATAGGGTCCATGAATATTCCTATGATATTATTAGGAATTTAGATACAAATTCTGTTGATGAAATTTTTTCTGGATCTGAGAGTGATATAAGTTCACTTTTTATATCTATGACTAAGGTTATTCATGAAGTTGTTAATCTTAGCCAAATAACTTCTCCAGGGAATTATGCTTTTCAGTCATTAGCTCATTTTGAGGCATCTTTTGAAGATTCTTTAAGGATATTGTCATATAATTATTTTAAAACAGTTTGTCTTCCTAATTTTAATCAAGGATATAGAAATGTTGAATGGGGAAATATGGTTCAACTTTTAGATTGGGTTGGTTTTTTATGTCAAAGAGGGAGTGGAAAAAGTTATGAGTTTTGTTATGCGTGGCCTTTATGGAGATTGTATTCTTATAGAAGACCTAATTTTTTAGAAGTAGATACAATAGATAATAAAAATAGGAAGGATACTGTTCTTATTACAAATGAAAGTAAGTTAGGGAAATTACATCTTTCAAAGGTTACTGATGAAATTAGGCTGAATGATATCCTTAGAGAGAAGCTATTACCTGATAGAGTAAAGGAGTTAGGAATAGAGAAGATAGAGTGTAAAAATGGTGCCAAAGTAGATTTAAGGACTTTTGGTAGCTTTATTAGAGGGCTTCATGTTGGTGGTGTTGTAGTGGATGACTTTTTAGATAAGTCAGCACTATATTCACAAGAACAAAGGGATAAGTTTCATGAGGTTTTTTATGCTGAGATTGTAAATATTGTAGAGCCTGGAGGTAATTTAATTGTTTCTGGAACTCCATTCCATCAAAAGGATCTTTATAATGACCTGCAGGAGGACCCTAATTTTAAGATGTTTGAATATCCAGGGATTTTTCCAGACAGTAAGATATTAGCTCCTGATAGATATAATTATAAGGATTTAATGACAAGGAAAGTTTCTTTAGGTACTATTGTATTTGCCAGAGAGCACTTAGTAACTCCTATTTCAGATGATTCATCATTATTCCCTTGGGAATATATTAATAAGGCTTTTGTGGGGATGGAAAATATTTCTTTGGTAGAGAATATAGAGTCCTTTCCTATAAAGTTAGATCAGGTAATATTAGGATGTGATTTTGCTATTTCAGGTAATATTAGTGCTGACTTTTGTGTTTTTAGTGTGTGGGGGAAAGATAAATTGGATAATTATTATTTATTGCATGTATGGAGAAAAAGGGGTGCCTCTCACTTAGAACAGGTTTCTAATATAGTTAGAATTGATAGAAGTTTTAGACCAAATGAGATTCAGATAGAAAACAATGGTTTTCAGAGAATAATGGGTGATTTAGCTAAAGAAAGAGGACTTAAAAATATAAAAGAATTTACTACTACAGCTAAAGTTAAAAAGGATTTATATGAAGGATTACCTTCATTATCTGCTATGTTTGAAAGAGGACAAATTAAGATACCTTTTAAGGTAGGTAAGTCTAAAGAAACTGCCTTGTGGTTAGGTTCGGAATTCAATTCAATAACTATAAATGAAGATACAGGTAAATTAGAAAGTTCAGATCAGCATGATGATGGTGTTATGTCTTCATTCATAGCTATTACCACACTGAGAGAAAAATCTTCTAATTTTAAAGTATCATTCATTTAATTATGAAATATAAAATTGCTTATTTTAAGTTGATTTTTAAAAATAGGAAATGAGTAAACATTTGACTAATGACTTCTTGAACGAGTTATTTAAGCTTTGTTTCTATAAGAAGGGTATTATTGAAGTTTTAGAATTGTATTTTAAATATCAGTTTATTCCTAAAGAGCTAGGGGAGTATAAAAAGATACTCAAGTCTGTTTTAATTTATTATTCTTTACAATTAAAGGTACCCACTTTTGGTATTATATCTCAGGAACATTTTTCAGATCCAAAGGTTCAGGAAAGTTTATCTAATATTAAAAAGGCTGAATTAGTAGGGGTGGATATAATCCTTAAGCAATTAGAATCATTTATAAAAGAAGTGGAGTTTCAACTGATGTTTGAAAAGTCTGCAGATTTATATAATGGAGATAAACAATTAGAAGCCATTGAATATTGCACTATAGAAAGTGAAAGGATTCATAATTTTTCAATAAGAAAAGATACATCATATTTTATTAAGGTTTTTGAGGATTTTTCTAAATCTCAATCTAATAAGTATTTAAAAGGTGATAAAAGCTATTATGATAAAGTTCCTTTTGGTATTACTCCATTAGATGTAGCTACTAAGGGAGGAATAGATATAACAGAGACTGTTCTTTGGATAATGAGAAGTGGAGTAGGTAAATCTACTGCATTAAAATGGACAGGTATGTATGCTTGTAGAATGGGTTATGATGTATTACATTTTCAATTAGAAGGGACAAAAGAAGAAGCTCATGATAAATACAATCAAATATGGACAGCTTATGATTATAGCTTATTAAGGTCTGGGAATATTGATAGTGAATCTATGGCTAAGTTTGAAGACATAGTAAAGAAGATGTATATTAGGAAAAAGGAAATTTATGTTCATGCTTTTGAAAAATTTGATGAATCTTCTATGATTGATATTAGAGAAACTACCTTAGATTATAAAAAAATTAGGGGTAAATTTCCAGATCTTATTATAATAGATTCTATTGATCTTTGTCATCCAGGTGATGGAATAAAATATGGTATAGATACTCAGAGTGTAAAAATGAAAAAGGAAAATACAGCTAAGAGAATGAAAAATATGTCTGTAGAATTTCTCACTAGAGTATTGACAGCTGATCAGGCTGATGGAATTCCTCCTACTATTTGGAATGATCCTGAGCAGGTTATTACTAGACATAATGCATCAGGTACTAAGTTACTTGCTAGTTCATTTTCATATATATTTACTGGAAATCAAACTAATGATGAATATGTCAATAATATGATGAGATTGTATGTAGATAAGTTTAGGAATTATAAGAATGTTAACCCAATATATAAGATTGCTACTGCATTTGATTATGGTAAATTCTTTGATAAAAAAGAAACAATAAGACAGTTCAGTGATTGATAGAGAAAGGGCTATAAGAGAGTTGGAGTTAAAACCTTTTGGGAATAAAGGTTGGATGAGAAGCCTTACTTTAGCATGTCCAGAATGTGGTAAATTTGATAAATTTGGAATATTTATTTCAGATAAAGGTGGTGGTGTAAGTTGTTTTAAATGTGGATATAGTTTAGGAATATATAAATATCTCCACCTTATTAAACGTGCAGATCTGATTCAAGGTCAACAAAATGTTACATTTGGTAAGAAACTTTCCCTTAATGAGCCTGTTGAAGAAGTAGAAAAAAAAGAAGTAAAATTACCATCAGGATTTAAGAAAATACAGTATGATAAGTATTTAGCTGATAGAGGTTGGATACCATTACAATATGATCTTTATAATGTAGGGGTTAGTACTTCTCCAGAATTAAGGGAATATCTTATTTTTCCTCAATATGATAATGAAAAATTGTTAGGATGGTTTGCCAGGACCAGATAT